GCTCATGGAGCCATCGTTCGCGAATTGCAGCAAGAACCGGCACTAAGTCGTTCTGTCTGCTGGTGCGGGCGGCGGGACTCGAACCCGCAACCTAACGATTATGAGTCGTGTGCTCTAACCATTGAGCTACACTCCCAAAAACCCCGCCCCCTAACATGAGCAAACATAGGGGACGGGGCAGTTAGCACCATGCAGAAAGTGGTTCCCTCACCCACTGTCTAGAAAAGTGGGAGAGGGGCGGCTACTCTTACGTTAAGCCTACGGTTATACGCCCACCGCTAAAAGCCTCACTGTGTTTTACAACCACCTACCCATCAGAGAGAACAGGAGGGGAGGTTTCTAGAAATTATTGATCGTTCACGGGGAGAGAAAACTTTTCGTTTAAGTGATTAGCATTCTTGCGAAGATACTTGATGTTCCCAACAAAGGTGTCGAGCTTATCATCTGCCACATCCACTAGCTTGGTAGAGAGTTCCTGATGGACTAGGCCGAGGCCATAGCTTACAAGGGCGGCTTGATCAGAGTTTCTCACTTCGATCCTAACGGTTTCTGTTTTGGTTTTAGATGCCATAGTTTTGTTTGGTAGAATTATACAACAACGTCGATTCCTTGCACAAGGAGATTCCGATGCTTGACGGTGCCTCCATCGTCCAAGTCTTGGACCTGCACGGTTACATACTCGTTGCCCGTGGTTTTGGAGACGGTGATGTCCTCAACTGCTTTGATCTTGAAGACTCTGGTTTTGCCAGACACAACAGAAGATTTCTCTTTGTTAGTGTAGGAAACGGTCTTGCCTGTAAGCTCAGAGGCAAGGTGAACTGGATTGCTTGGTAACTGCTGGTTAGCATCCACGATTACGTTAGTAAGATTGGTTGGTTGCATGGGTGTGATTTTAACAGGTTTTGCAGTGAGTGCAAGAGGTTTTCTGCTGAATCTGAACATTTTTTTGATCATAGGTTACAGGATATATGGTCTAATAGCAAATAGCTAACTTGCAAATAGACTATCACAAGACGCCTGATCTGCAAACCTTTTTTATTATTTTTTATTCAGTCGTAACCCCTTGAGTATCAAGGAGTTACGAGGGGGCGGCGGGGCGCGGCTCGTAACCCCTTGAGTATTAATCACTTACGGAACGAATCTTTTTGCAAGTTCCGTGTTGAGCATCGGTATCTCGTCGCGCTCGTCATCGTCAGTCGAGAACTGGGTGGGGTGCTCCTCCGCGTGAATCTGCGCGAACAACTCCTGCACCTCCTCGGGTGACGGGTTGAACTGCCCTTCGCGGGGGCCGTCCGCGAGGGAGTCGATGAGTTCTTCGGGGCGGACGGTGATGAAGTCATGTAGATCTGTCATGTGGGGAAAGTAACACAGTCAGCTAACCGTGCAAGCGTTTTCTTTCTTTTTTTTTCACTTTCATAACTCGTTGAGTATCAGCGAGTTAGGAGGGCGGCGCCGCCCCCGCCTCGTAACCCACTAAGTATCAGTGAGTTACGAGAACTTTTTCAGAGCATGTTTCTGACATAGCTGATTAAGCAGAAGCCTGATTTCTTTCTGCTTTGCCTCAGTGAAGAGCCATTGGGGAAGTGCAGCAGACCACGTATCATCGGACTGCAAAGTATGAACAGTAAAAGAACAAGTGCGCTTGTCATTAGAAGTTATAGTTAAGTTTAAGAGGAAGGGGAATTCGTCGGTTGGGCCGAACCTGATTACCTGCTTTGTTATACTACTGTATTGGTTTTCCATCTTTTGTCAAAGTGATGTTGAGAGTTTCTACAGTTCTTCTACCCTGTGTTCACTTATTGTTTCGATTGTGTGGTCGTATGTTGTAGCACCAACATAGTCACCCTCCCCATCACGCGCACGTTTTACTGCATCTTGTCTACTGGTAGCGTGAACATGCACCTCCTGCCAGTGGACTTCTTTTAAGTATACTTTGAATGATTCCATTACCACCAACTGTTATACTCAACCTCGAAACCCTCGGCAAGTGCTTTCCTAGCTTTCTTGAGAAACTCAAGAGTCTGCTCTTTCTGGTATTCATCACCCACACTGTCACGACCGAAAAAGAAACCTGCGGTCTGAGGCAAGTTGAAGGTCATGACATCCTGCTCCAGCTTATCCAAGTCTTTCTCCTCCAGCTTAACAGCGACACCATTGAAGTCATCGCTGTCTATGTTGATGCCATCCTCTAGTTTTTTTCCGTTGTATAGATTCTCCATCCAACCGTGCAAGGCGTTGTGCTTGCGCCAGTAAAAGAACTCTGTAGTTCTTACGGTTGAAGTCTTAGTGGTAGGCGCATACTTGCGCTTTACTTTGTAGGCGTATTGGTCGAGTCCCATGTTACTTTTTTGTTAGTGGTTTTACTGATACATCAGAGATGTCGTCCCCAGTGAAGCGGACGATAAACTCAAGAGGCTGCTCAGAGATCAGATCCTTGGCAACGATTTCCCCGTCTTTGACGGACAGGCTAAAGCCACCATCGACGGCGGCGCACTGGAGATTCGAGAGAATCTGGTCTATTCTATTGATCATTGTTTAATGCAGTTTGGATTTTCTTGATGGAGTCATTTAGGTCTGACTTAGCAGACTCGTCCTTGCAGAACATAGTAACAACACTGAGCTGGCCTTGCACTCCCGATATGTCCATCCGAAGGGCGTTGTGCTTATTGCGCTCAACCTCAAGTGCAGCTTCTGCTTTCATTAGTTTGGCTAGTGCCTGATCAACTGTCATGTCCACAGTATAGCCAGAACCGCAGACTACGCAACATTTTTTTCATTAAAAAATCATTTTTAATTCAGGTTGCAGGTTAGAACAACAAATAGCAAATAGCCAAATATTTGACTTGACAGCCTATAGTAAAAGATGCGGTTTTAGAACTTAAGTCATAACTCTTTGAGTATCAACGAGTTACGAGGCGGCGGGGGGCCGCGCCTCATAACTCATTGAGGCTTAGTGACTTAGGAGGTCATGATCTCCTCTTCCCAATCGGGATACGCCTCGACCGCCTCGGCGCGGGAAGCGAAAGCCATCGGGTGGCCGTAGGGGGCATCATGGCGGTCCTCGCCACACCAGAGGAGGCAAAAGCCCGCGTGAACGCGGCTCGGGCGGATCACCATGAAAAACGGGCGGGGGCGAGGGGTAGTTTCAGTTACTGTCATGGGGGAATACTAGCACAGCTGCGCCTAACCGCAAGCCCTAAATGCGTTTTTTATTTCTTTTTTTTACCCTCGTAACTGACTGAGCGTCAACGAGTTACGAGTTTGCGGGGGCCGCGCCCTCGTAAGTCCTTGAGTGTCAACGAGTTATGACTTGTGATCTTGAGGCAACGGGTTAGCCCCGCCCCCCAAGCGGGGAACGGGGCCTCCCATGACAGCGACACCCTACAGACGGATGTCAAGATTTTTTTTACCTAGCCACGCACTTTTTTTTTGTGGGTAGGGATTGGGGCTAGATCAGAGCGCCAGTGAAAAAAGGCAGCGATGGGGGCGCAGAAGAGCGACCCAAGAAGCGCGAACACTGTAAGCCAGAGAACTAGGCCCTCCTGATTCATGTAGTCGCCCACGTATTGCGTCTTGATGTAGTTGACTGCTGCTGCTGAACCACTGAACCACCAGATCAACCCAAGTATGATGAGGGAGATGGCTTGAGTGAACACGATGGCGGTGATGGTGAACTGTTTGAGGTATTGGAATGTGAGTTTCATTTGATTACTTGTTAGTGATTACAGGGTAGGAAGAGGGAGAGGGCGAGGGATGAGGTCGCCGCGCATCTCGGGGTATGTCTCAAGTGCCTCGGCGCGGGAGGCGAAACCGCTCACCATCCCAGCGATCTGCTGCTCTCCGATAGCGAGGGCAAGCGGCTTGTTCACGGTGCCACCCACCAGCACGCGACTCATAGAGTCGGCGCGTGAGGCAGCGGTCACCACGTAGTAGTTGTCAGTCGGGCGGGTCATGATGTCTTCCTGAGTCATGGGGATATTATAGCTGATTTTAGCGTGGGCGCAAGGGGAATCGCGCTTTTTTTTCTTTTTTTTTAGCGCCTACAGCTCGATCCTCTCGCCGTCCTCGTCGATCTTAGCGACTATGTCGTCCTCGTGGACTGGCATCCCGAAGGGATACTCTTCTTGTCCTGCGATGGCAGGAAACAGAATGTAAACGTGCCCCTCTGGGCAGTCATCTTCGTGGATCTCAGGATCGTGCAAGGTGACTTCTCCCTCGTGCTCGACACCTTCGTGTTCGAAGATCACTGTGTCGCAGTCGTTGAGGAAGTCGATGGTGGTTCTGTAGGTGGTCTTTGTCTTAGTCATGTGAGCATTATACTACAGATCCTGTTGAGCGCAAGCCCTAATCGCATAAAAAGTGATTTTTTTTTGCAGGGCAGGCAGGGTAGGGTTTTTTTAGAATATTGACTTTTTGACTTGACGCGCAACGCGCAGGGGGGTGGCGAATTCTATAAACAAGTAGGCACCCATTCAGTTATTCGTGTAAAAAAGAACATATATGTCATATAAATATAAAAACTCTTTTTTGTTAGGTCATATAGAACTTACAGAAAAACAGAGTCAATTCCATAAGATCATGAGGAACCCCGATACGCGGGTAGTATTTATTAGTGGACCAGCTGGGACGGCTAAGACATTTTTGTCAGTGTATACAGCAATATATAAACACAATCAGGACACTCTGCTTAAGATCCTATATTTAAGGAGTTTGGCTGAGAGTGCGGAGAAGGGGATGGGTTTTCTGAAAGGAAGCATGGATGATAAATTTAATCCTTATATTGGTCCGTTGGAAGATAAGTTGAGTGAACTTTTAAGTGACCATGAGAGACATCAATTAGACCAGCGGGATGCGGTAGATGCGGCCCCGATTAACTTTCTAAGGGGTGCGACTTGGAAGAACAAGGTTGTTATAGTTGATGAGGCGCAAAATATGACAGTAAAAGAACTAACAACAGTATTAACGCGAATCAGCACGAATACTACGTTGTTTGTATGCGGGGATACAATGCAGAGTGATATATACTCTACTGGGTTCAGTAAATTCTGCAAGGTGTTCGATGATGAGGAAAGCCGTTCATATGGCATTCATCATCTTAAGTTTACTAAGGATGACGTTATGAGAGATAAGATCATAAGCTACTTAGTAGATAAAATTGAAAAAAGCGATATATATTAATAAAATTAGCCATGAACAAACTTTTTTGTGTATCATGTGGATTTAAAATCTTGTATGAGGTCACGAAGCCAAAATTTTGCTCAAGTTGTGGGCAAGGCATAGCTTCATTATCGACCTCTTCCAAAAAACAAGAGCCTGAAGAGGAAAATGAGTTGGATTTAGATTTAAATAAGTTGAAGAGGGGGATTGTGGCAGAAGTGTCCACTCAGAAAACTAATTTAGGACAACTTTGGAGTTCCGTTACTTCTTCAGAGGCAAATATGCCTAGAGGTGATTATAAGCGACCAGCATCTAAAGATCCAGATGGTCAAGCTCTGTTAGACAAAACTATTCAGGATTGTGCCTCATCTCGTATGAGAGATATTGATGAGTCATAATTTTGACAGTCAACGTGATGATCTAGAAGAACTTCTAAAAAAATATAGACCTAAGTGGCAATTAAGCGCCTTGGCGTGGATGGACTATGATGATGTCTGTCAAATAATACGCTTACATATATTTAAGAAGTGGCACCTTTGGGATCAGTCTCGACCATTCAAGCCTTGGGCTTCGATGATTATATCAAATCAGATAAAGAATCTGATTCGTAATAATTATTCTAGTTTCGCCAAGCCTTGTTTGAGATGTCCTCATAATATGGGGGCAACATTTTGTGATTATACAAAAAGTGAGGAACAAGATGAAACTTGTGCAGAATTCGCTAAGTGGAAGAAGAAAAAAGAAAAAGCTTACAATTTGAAGTTACCACTTGCTTTAGAGGAAGGAGTATCGACGGGGACTGCTACAATAAAGGATTTTGTAGATTATAAGGGTTCTTCGATGAAGTTGCATAATCTTGTTATGGATCAGTTAAGTGAAAAGCACAAGAAGATATATTTTATGTTATACATCGAAAACATTGATGAGAATGATGTTGCAAAGAAATTTGGGTTCAAAGCCGACTCTTCCAAGAGAAAAAAACCAAGATATAAACAAATGGCGAATTTAAAAAAGAAATTTTATATAATCGCCCTTAAGATAATGAAGGATAACGATATATTATGAGTGATTTTGAGTTAACAGAGGATCAGAAGGAGCAAATCGCCGATGAGTTCGATAAAAATCCAGATTTGAAGCACATTACGCAAACTGTGTTTAAAAATTCGTCGTTAGACGGCAGATCTAAAGAAGGAAGAGCTGTTAGAGCGTTTTTAATTAAAAATAATTTAGATTTTACTACTACTTTAGTAGCTAGAGTCGAAGAAATTGATCTAACACCCGAACAGAAACAATTTTTGATGGGTAACAACGTAGAGCGAGGCATGAATGCTCTAGAGATTACGAGGCTAACATTTAAAGACAGAGATATACAACCTCTTACTCAACAGCATAGGACCGTAATGGAGTTCCTACGTCGATACAGACCCGAGATAGTCGATGACAATGAGATGATAACCAACGACAAGTGGTCGCCTCCCAAATCGCTTTCTAGAGCTATTAAGAAGGTAAATGACTGGGCTGGTCAAACCTTCGATGAAATAACAATACAAACAAAACAAAAAAAGATGTGTGAGAAGTTGCTCTTCTACCTGAAGAGTCCGAGGTTCGTGCATTTTATAAATCAATACTCAATAATAGCTGACAGAGACTTATTTGAGAGTGAATTTGTCAGAACAATCTGGGATAAGCCTGATTTGACTAATGATGAGTTAAATTTGTATATTACTGTCTGCACAAACTATGTTAGACAGAAACATATTCAACAAAGAATAGACAGACTGAACACAATGCTCAACGACACTGATAATGAGCGTGATATGACATTGCGTCTTACTGAGCTTATAAAGGTCACCAGTGAGGAGCTGAACCAATGTGAGAAGAGAATCGAATCTTTGACTAAAGACCTCAACGGAAGCCGTCAGGCGCGTTTAAAGGCAAGAGGAGAGCAGAACGGGAGTATCGCTGCGTTAGTTGAAGCATTCCAAGAGAAGGAAGAGCGTGATCGCATGATTATGATGGCAGAGATGCAGAACAAGCTGATCGAGGAAGAAGCTGACCGTCTTGAGTCTATGGACGAATACAAAGCTCGTATTTTGGGAATATCTAAAAAGGAGATGCTGTAATGGAGTTTACTTGTTTAGAATGTGGTAAACAGTTTGATAACAAGCGTAGTTTCCACGCGCACCTAAAAGCTCACACGCTTACCATAGGTGATTACTATGTTAAGCATTATAACAAGGAGGATTTATACACTGGTGAAAAACTTGCTTTCAAATCTTATGATAGGTATTTTAGGGATGACTTTAATAGTCACCGTAATTTTAAGCTCTGGATTGACGAGTCTCCAAGAGAGGATGTCAAAACATACATACAAGCGAAAGCGCAAGAAAAGTTTGAGCTAAAAGAAATAAAGGTATCGCCCCCGAACCTTTATTATGATTTGTGCAATATGGCTAACATAGCAGACTACAAGAAGATTTGGGGTTCTTATTCTAGTTTCTTGGATGACATTGGAGTAGAGAATTACTTTAAGTCAAATCTACCAAAAGATTTCTGGAAGTATGATTATTCTACCATTCCTCTGTTTACAGACACTAGAGAGAAGGCTCCCCTCAAGTTTAAGGACTCTGTTACCAATAAGTTAGACTTTGGCGATTATACAGCCAGAGGTGACCTATATACAAAAACATTTGTTGACCGCAAGTCACAGGATGACTTTAGGCAAACCTTTGGCAAGGACATCGAGAGGTTTAGGAGAGAGATGGATCGTTGTGTTCAATTTGGGTCATATATGTTTGTTGTAGCAGAAACAACCATAGACAAACTAGAAACAGACAATAAGACTTCCAAGTTTAAGTCTAATCTTGGTTATCTATGGCACAACATAAGAAGCTTAATTATAGACTACCCCAAAAACATACAAATCATATTTGCACACAATAGATCGGGCGCGAAGAAGATTATACCGCGAATCTTATATCATGGCGATAAGCTATGGGATGTTGATTTACAATTTTTTATAAACGATAGAATAAATGTCTTGGACAAAAGGAAAACAAGGATATCGTCTTGAGCATTCTTCTCAAGAGCTTAACAATTTTCTAAAAGAGATTGATGGCGGTATCAAAGAAGAAGAAGCGAAGTATTTGCTATACAAATTCTTACGCAACAACATAGCATTTACTTCTGAGCTATTCTTAGGAGTTAAGCTATTCCCATTTCAAGCGATGGCTATCAAGGGCATGATGGTGTCAGACTATTCCATGTTCGTTTTCTCGCGTGGTATGTCTAAGACGTTCTCTACCGCGATCTATGTCCTACTGGAGTGTCTACTCAATCCTAATTCAAATATAGGTGTTATTGCAGGTAGCTTTAGGCAATCAAAGCAAATCTTCCAAAAGATGGAGGATATTGTTAGCAAACCCGAAGCCAGCCTAATTAAAGAGTGTGGATTTAAAATACAGAAGGGAACTGACCAATGGACATTAACTTTAGGCAAAGCTAGAGCGATAGCTCTGCCGTTAGCTAACGGTGAGAGGTTGCGTGGATTTCGATTCAACAGAATTGTCTTGGATGAGTTTTTGACAATCCCTGAAAAGATTTTCAATGAAGTTATCATACCTTTCCTTGGTGTGGTAGAGAATCCTATCGAAAGGGAAGAGTTGTATAATTTAGAATCCAAATTAATCGACAAAGGCGAGATGACAGAAGATGATCGGTATATTTGGCCTAACAACAAGTTAATAATTCTTTCATCTCCATCATTTAAGTTTGAGTATATGTATAAGTTATATAAAAAATATGAGGACTTAATTCATGGATTATCTGTAAAAGAAGGTGAAGAGGAGGACTCATTTAAAGATGATGCTTATAGACTAATAATGCAGCTTAGTTACGACTGCGCCCCGCCAAGATTGTATGATCAAAACCTGCTTAAACAGGCGAAGGCTACAATGAGCGAGATGCAGTTCAAGCGTGAGTTTGGAGCACAATTTATTGATGAAAGTGATGGCTACTTTAGATTATCAAAGATGGCGGCTTGCACGATACCTGATGGGGAACTTCCAGCAGTGGAGGTGGTGGGTAATCCTAGTGATGAATATTTGTTATCGTTTGACCCCAACTGGGCGGGTAACACAAGTGCTGATCATTTTGCGATGCACGTTTTCAAGTTAGACAGAGACACTCAAAAGATCTGCTTAGTTCACAGCTATGCTATAGCTGGTGTTTCTCTAAAGCACCACATGGAGTATTTCCTATATCTAATAGAACATTTTAATATTGTTGGTATATGCGGTGACTATAATGGAGGAGTCCAGTTTATAAACTCCTGTAACGAAAGCGCACTATTTAAATCCAAAAGTGTTAAGATAGGGGTTATAGAGGCTGATTTAGAAAAACCAGAAAACTGGAACTCAGATGTTATCTCATTTAAGAATCAATATAACGTAAGAGAAAAAAATTACTGCATACTCAGAAAACCTACATCCAACTGGATTAGAAACGCTAATGAGATGTTACAAGCAGCGATAGACCATAGAAGAATATTATTTGCCTCTAGAGCGATAGACTCTCACTTTGATGAGCAGAGAAAAAAGAATATACCTATTGATAAATTAAAATGGGACATAAAAGCGCCCAAAGCTTCTAAAGGTGCAATGATGATAGACCTGCTTGACCATCAAAAGTATGTTGTTGAACTTACAAAGTCAGAATGTGCCAACATTGAAGTCATAGCTAACCCACAGGGGTCTCAGTCATTTAACTTGCCTCAAAATCTCAGAAGACAGAAAGGGCCTAATAGAGCTAGAAAAGACTCTTATTCTGCTTTGGTTTTAGGCAATTGGTATGCGAAAGTATTTTTTGATTCAGAAAACGCCTCGGTAGAAGAAAAACCTCAAGGAACATTTATTCCATTTGCGATTTGAAAAGTTTAAAAGTTACTTTTATAACTTTAGTGTAAACTTTGATATGGCTCGCAAATATACCAAAAGATCAGAATACTGGGAAAAGTTCAACAAGAAAGAATCTCCAATTGAAGGACTTTTAAATCAAGAGGATGAATTCATCCCAGAACTCATAGGTGAGCCTATATTTAGCTCTAGCAAAGCTTCAAGATTAGATGGGCCTACATCTAGGACTCAAGCAAGAACAAACTCTGTAGCAGTTAATGGGTTAGGGAATAAGTTTGAAAATATTAAAAATGGAATCCTGCCGTTTAATTATGAAAAAGATTCTGCCGATGCTAAAGAAGCGGTAGAACTTTGTCAGAAAGCTTACTTTAATATTTCATCTTTTAGAGGGACTGTAGATCTTCTCTCTGAGTTCGCAGATTCTGAAATTTATCTTGAGGGCGGTAATGACAAATCAAGAAGGTTTATTGATGCTTGGTTCAAAAGAATCAGAATACACAACTTAAAAGAACAATACTTTAGAGAGTATTACAGGTCTGGCAATGTTTTCTTTTACAGGATGGACGGGAAGATCCCACTGAAGAACTCACAAAAAATGTTAGAGGCTTACGGGGCTAGTGTCAGAAAAGAAATACCAATCAGATACCTACTGATTAATCCCACCGACATTGCTACAAAAGGGTCTGTATCGTTTAGTGGTTATGAGTATTTCAAGGTCTTAACTCCATTTGAGATTTCTAGGCTACAGAAGCCAGAGACAGAGCATGAACAAGAAATGTTTGAGTCATTGCCTCCAGACATTCAAGTGGCCCTACAATCAGGTAAGAACTCCTATTCTATGACTAGGATTCAAATAAAATTAGATCCACAGTTACTTCATGTAATATTCTCTAAGAAACAAGACTATGAGCCTTTAGCAATACCAGTTGGATACTCTGTCCTTGATGACCTTAACAGAAAGATAGAGCTTAAAAATATTGATCAGGCTATTAGCAGATCCATTGAAAATGTTGTGTTGCTTGTGACTATGGGCAACGAACCAGACAAGGGTGGGGTAAACCACAGGAACTTGGCAGCAATGCAGCAAATATTTAAAAATCAAAGTGTGGGTCGAGTTCTTGTATCTGACTATACAACAAAAGCTGATTTTATCATTCCAGATATCCGTAAGGTTGTTGGACCTGAAAAGTATGCTGTAATTAACAAAGATATCGAAGAGGGCTTGCAGAATGTTCTTATTGGAGACTCTAAATATTCTGATACGCAAATTAAAATGAAAGTTTTCTTTCAGCGTTTAGAAGAATCTCGTAGAGCGTTCTTAAATGATTTTATCAATCCAGAGATAAGAAGAGTTTGTAAGGCTGCTGGCCTTAGAAACTTTCCTGAAGCTAGGTTTGCTAAAACTGACACAATGGATGACAACAACCTTTCTAAGCTCGCCACAAGGCTCATGGAGCTTGGTGTGTTGACTCCAGAGCAAGGTATGCAGGTCGTTCATACAGGCGTGTTCCCAGAGTCTAAGGACATGGATGCAGCACAAACAAAATTTGTAGATGATAGAGAAAAAGGTCATTACATGCCCTTAGTTAATACTATCAACCTTTATAACGAAGCAAATGATGATGCGCCAGAGCCAAAACAAGATCAGCCTGTATCGCCATCTGGTGGTAGGCCAATAGGAGTCTCTAACTCATCCTACTCTAAGAAAAATATTGTAGAGGCTACCAAGATGCTAGGTGAATTCGAGCTTTTAGCATTTAGAGAATTTGCTTCTAAGTTTGGACTTAAAAGAATGTCCAAGCAGAAAAAAGAGATGGTTACAAAAGTTTGTGAATCAATTGTTATAGCAAAAGAAAAAGATGAATGGGAGCCAGCTTTAGCTGAGATTGTAGGTGATTTAGATAAAATTACTGAGCTTGGAGTTCACTCCAAAGTTCTTGAGCTAGGGTGTCAACATCAACTAGATGATCTATCTTCTGCAATTTTATATCATTCAACTCAAATTTCTGTGTAAGAAAAAGTATGTCATTGGATGATTTTAAAATTTGCCAATTTGAAGCCTCGGTAAGAAAGATAAAAGACGAGGAGTTTGAATCATTTGGCCTGTCTCAAGGTAATATTCAAGAGACGGCAGCTAACTTGCTTCCAGATGATTTCGATCCAGATCAGAATATTGATGTATTGCCAGTTGTTTTTAACTTAGCAAAAGTTAATGAGTTCAACAAAAATGGCGATGGCATTGATGCAAAGACTGCTATAGCTGCTATAAAAAGATTTATCAATAAGCCAATTAATATTGAGCATAAAAAAGATAAGATCGTCGGCCACATGATTAATGCGTCCTTCTCAGAACGAGAGTTTGACTTTAAAAATAACGATATTGAATCCTTTGCCGACAAGAAGGAGCCATTCTTTATGAATGCAGCAGGTTTAATTTATAAATCTGTTTACCCAAAACTTGCTGATGCGATTGTTGCAGCTTCAGAAGAAGACGATCAATCATATCAAAGCATATCGACAAGTTGGGAGTTGGCATTCAAAGAATTTGAGGTCGCCGTTGGATCAAAGTTTTTAGAAGATTCAACCATTGCAACGGGTGCCGAAAAAGAAGACCTAAAACAATATATCAGGGGTTTAGGTGGTAAGGGCGTAGACCCTAAAGGTAACCCTGTTAACAGATTAATTGTAGGCAAAACATTCCCTCTAGGAGCAGCGTTAACTAGAAACCCTGCTGCTGCTGTGAAGGGTATATATGTTGAGGAAGATGAATCTAATAATAAAAAATTAGAAAAAATTTCCCGAAACGCTAATATTAATGTAAAGTCAGACAAATTAAAAAACATTTTTAATATGGATAACGAACAATTCGAAGAACTTATTACTAAGTTAACTAAGAGTGTTGCTTCCGCTGTGAAGGAGGACTCTGAGGCTAAATCGGTGGGCGAGAGCATTCGTGATACTCTCGTCCAGCACAACGAGTCTTGGACCTCCAAGATTAAAGTTGAGCAGGAAGCCAAGGCTAATGCCGAGGCAGAGCTTGAGGAGCTTAAAAGCTCTTTTAAGGAAACAAAAGAAGAACTAGATGCTCTTAAGAATGAAGTCGAAGCTAAAGCTGCGGTTGATCTCTTTAATGATCGCATGAACTTCATCGACAGCGACTACGACCTGAACGAGAAAGAACTCGCTCTGGTTACTGCTGAAGTGAAAGGACTCGGTTCTTCTGAAGAAGATTTTAATTCCTATAAGGAAAAGCTTGAGGTCATTTTTGCACATAAGCTTAAAAGCAATATCGAAGCTCAAGAGGCTGAGATTAAAGCTCGCATTGATGAAGCTGTAGCTAGCCGTGATCCTGAAGAGGGTGGCGAAGAAGAGGCAGCTGAAGAAGAAGAGTGTTGTGAAGAAGAGCTTGAAGTTGAGGCAGAGGAGGCAGAAGCCTCTATTCCCAACAACAATGCTGACGCAAGCGAACAGATTTCTTTTGTCGAGAGACTCAAGAAGAACTTCTCTGTAGAAGTTACTAACTAACTAACTAAAACAAATTATGGCTAACGAAATTACACGTTTACTGCCGTTTCGTCAATACGACGAGAATGATGTTATCAACTTCTATTCTCTCGATGATGAAACGGGCGCGGCGGGAACTGTCGTTAAGATTAGTGCTGCTAATCTTACTGATGATCCTGTCAAGTATGTTGAGCGGGGGGATTCTGATTCCTTCCTTAACGTGCAAGCTAAAGCGCTTTCGCTGTATCCAGAGGTTCCCTATAAGGTTACCAAATGTGATGATACAGGTGCTGGCGTCAAGGCGTTGGGAATCATGTTGCGCGATGTTCGCAACAAAGATGAAAATGGGGAGAATCTTTTGTATTATCCTCAGAAAAAAGAAGAGCTTCAGGCTGTTGTATCTGGAGAGGCCGTCCCCGTGGCAACTCGGGGTCTGTTTACGATTAACGTAAAAGGTCTTTCAAACGGAGTTGCTCCTGCGATCAACTCTCATGCTATGCCAGCAGTTGACGGAACTATCACTGGTCTTGCTGATACAGCAGCAAACCATCATGTTCATCACGCACATTCTATTGGAACCTTCATTGCCACTGGCTTGAGGGAATCACAAGGAGGCACTACTGATGCATTCGCTGGTGCTTACGCAATTCTTAAACTACGCTGCTAATATTTTACGATCATGAAAATCACAATTAAAAGAACTGAAGATCAGTTGGCTCTTATCAGAGCTATGGGATCTAATAATCGTGAAGAGGCTTATGAGGCACAGGCGGCAGTTGCAGAACTGCTTGGACCTGTAGTGTCTGAAGTTATCAATAACGCTCCTACCATTGGAAATCTGTATACCACGATTTCTTATGGTGAAGATGATAACCCATCCTACATCGAGGTGTATTCTCAGCAGGTTGCTGGTGGCCTTCCTTACAGTCAAGTGTTTCCTGCTCACAACGAGCTTAAGTTCACGACTTACAACTTGGACAGTGCTCTTGCGTTTGATCGCAAGTATGTCCGTAAGGCGCGTCTTGACGTTGTTAGCAAGACCTTTACTCGGATGGCTCAAGAAGTTTTACTTAAGCAAACGACTACCGCTTTCAACGTCCTTGCGACCGCTCTGGTCAAGGGAACTGGAACTGGATCTACCGCTGGTGGAAGCATTATCGCTTCTGACACGGAGAATCGTTTTGTCCTTGCAGACTTCAATAACTTAATCACGCTTAGTAAGCGCATGAATAGCTCGTTCAGCGGTGGCACCCCTGTTGGTGGCATCAAGTCTGGAATTACTGACCTTCTGGTCTCTCCAGAAATGACTGAGGAGCTTCGTGCAATGGCTTACAACCCAATCAACACGGCTGCTGCCCCTGCGGGTGGAACTCCTGCTGATGGGCAGATGGCACCAGAGGCTCTTCGTCAAGAGCTTTTCAGCGCAGCTGGTCTTCCAAGCTTCTATGGAATTAACATCACTGAGGTTAATGAAATGGGAGTTAACCAGAGGTTCAACAAGCTGTTCGCAGCAGTTGTTACTTCTGAGGGAGCTACAGTCGCTGGTGGTGGCGGCGGAACCTTCTCGCAAGCAGCTGATGAGATTCTCATCGGTGTTGATCGCGCTAAGGAAGCTCTTATCCGTCCTGTGGTTGTTGGCGAGGGATCGCCTTCTGAGCTGCAAGTTCTTGTCGATGATCAGTTCTCTGTTCGTCAGAACAAGATTGGTTACTACGGTAAAGTCGAAGAGGGTCGTATTTGTATCAACAATAAGGCTCTGGTTGGCTTGGCTGTGTAATCAGCTTACGCTACTCATAAAGAGAGCCGCCTCGAAAGGGGCGGCTCTTTTTTATTGATATTTTAACACTTTTACATATTATCTAATATGAGTAAGAAGAAACCATCAAAGAAAAAAGCAACTCCTGAAATGCCAGTATCAAAGGGTGTTGAAAAAAAGCATTTAGAAGAATTTGATGTTACTGATGGCAAGGATCGCAGTAAAAAAGAGAAAGAAATTGAGAAAGTTAAAGAGCTGGAAGATCTTTTGGGGATGCCTAGAATGAACCCATATGGAACATTACATAGAGATATATTTAAGACAAAGCTTGAGAGCATGGCGGCTTCAGATCTCACAGATTTGGCTGCAAGAGTAGGTATTCCAAGAGAAAGGAATATGCACCTACTTAGGAAGTCTTTAATGAAATCTTTTGACTTTTATGTGCAAAAACACAACGTCACTGTTCAGGGTTCTGCTAAACCAATTTTAGATCCAAGTTCCCCAGATTACGAATCTACTGTAAAGTTATTTAAAGAAGGTTTTTAAATAATGAATGACTTGGGTAGTTTAGCTGATGAAATAGTAACATTTGATTTTCCTAATGATACTGGAAACTATAATATAGGTTTTGTATCAGGATGGTTGGAAACAAATATTGGTGAGCTAAATGGATTAACTCATGAACATTTTCAGGTAAATAGCACTGGAGCTATAGTTCTAGAGGGAACAGATTCAGGCATGGCTCCTATAGAGAAGAATATTTTTACTACCCTTTATGAGCTGTGGTATTATCAAAAATCAGCTAGAGAATCTTTAAGATCTTTTACTTACTCTGATTCTGTGGACTGGGTTACCTTGAAAGAAGGTGATACTACAATCCAAAGGCAAAATAAAAATTCTGTTGCTAAGACATATAGAGAGTTATCTGAGGAAACCTCGAAAAGATTAGATAGCCTTGTATTTCAATATAACTATCAAAAATCTTCCCCCGTTCAAGTAGCAGGTATTGACGGAACATTTACCTTGTCAGGAAAGCTCACATAAAATGGCTTCATTATTAACAGATGCTGAAAAGACAGCTATAAATGCAGCATTGAATGATGTTCATGATACTTTTGCAAGAACAATATATGTTTATGTAAAGGAGGCTAGTAGCGTTCCAGCTGAGTTAAATTTCAATCCACTTTACGGAAGAAATAAAAATGTATCTAAGATTTCCTCAGAGGAAACATTAACAAGACATTCTTTTAGTGCTCGTATTTTTTATAAAAATGAGCAAAAAGAGGATATTATTGATGGAAATGGTCAAATGAATCTTATTGGGTCAGAAGGTCAAATAAGGATCAAAGTAAAATCTGACGCATACGAAAAGATAAAAATTTGTTCTAGAATAGAGGTTGATGAAGAATTATTTATTGTTGATGGAGATGCTAAAGTTATAGGCCCATTTGATGCTCAGTTTTATTCTATATTTTTAAAACGTGAGAACTAATGGCTAAAAAAAATTTTATATCTGTATCAAGACCAGTAGTAACAATTAATGCCAAAGAGCTTCTCAGAGAATTAACTGTTGATTCACCGAATAGTAGAAGCATGGCTATGGCTATTAGAGGAGTCATAGAGCCTAAAATAGAACAAAGACAAAAAGAATTAGTTCAGCAATTTAAAGCCCATCCTATAACAGTAGAGCTAAACGCTGGGCCAAGAGCAAGCAATACTAGTGGAACTTTGGGTGGGTATGGAAACCTTTTTTCTTTCATAGGGTTTTCCTCAAGTGATGATCCAACTAATGTTATATCTGAAATATTTAATCAAAAAATAAGATTTAAAGTCAGAAGGAGAAACAATGCTGGTCTATATGTGGTAACTTTTTTTATTCCGAGTATTGAAGAGATATATGGATTAACTCCAATTCCTTGGATGACAGGAAAAAGTTGGGTTAAAAGTGTTGAGGATGGGGGATTGACAAACTTAGGACAATACTTATTTAGTTCTACTGGTTTCGGTCAATCAAGAGCTGGAACAGGTATACAAGTCAAAAGTAGGTCTTCTGGTGTAACTTTTACTAGAACTCCATATATTAATAAATTATTAAAAGAGTTTAAAACTAAATTGCTAAAGTTGGATAGATGAAATCACAATTTGATCAAAATATTTTATCAAGCTTTTATCTATGGTTTGAAAACAAACTACTAAATGATAGGTCAAAAGCCTATGAGATTAATTTAGATAATGCTTTTACTTCTGGTTCGTTTCCTGACATACCATCAAGTCATATTGCGTTTCAGGGTAAATATAGATCTTTAGTTGGTGAATATAATGTCGATAACCCAAATTCTGGATTTTTTCTAGGCGACCATTTTATTACAGGAGACTCTGATTCTAATGGAGGAGTCTTGACGGATTATGAAAACGGAAGATTAATATTCCCACAAGAATCAGGTGTTGATATTGCAAGCAATCCTTTAACAGCTAATTCTACTGTAAAAGAAGTTAATACTTACATAACAAATGACACTGATGCACAAATCATAATTCACTCTGATTTTAAAGATAGTGCTACAGCTTTGCCATATCAATATGGTAAAACAAGTGAATATGATGAAACAACGTATTTTTTACCTGCTTGTTTTATATCTTTAGCATCTTCAGATAATACTGAATTTTCTTTTGGAGGAGAGGAAGATACTAGAACAATGGTTAGAGTAATGGTTTTATCTTTCGATAATTATACTCTAGATTCAGTTTTGTCATTATTTAGAGATACGGTTAGGGAAGATATGACCCATATCCCCTATGAGAGTTTTCCATATGGATTTTCTTTTTCTATAAAAGACTATCCTTACAGTTATGACACTTTGGTTTCAAATCAGGCAAGCCCAACAAAATCTCATATTAAAAGAGTTGATGCTTCAAAAATAGTATCAGAAAGAATTAGAGAAAATCTAAATAAGAACATTTCAATAGGATATTTAGACTTTGAATTATGCACTTATCGTTTCCCTAGACTTTAAATTTGTGTAAGAAAGTGTAAACATTTCACTTTAAACATAAATTAATATGGCTTCTAATCAATCTAGAACGAGAGTAATCTCTCAAAGCAAAGCGGTATATGTCTCAAACACTGGCCTAATTGGTGACTTACCTGCGGGCCTCCAAGCTCAATCGGGAGTTAAACCGCCTCAACTTCATCGTGTAGACAATTTTTCTTTTGATATTGATATTGCTGGTGGACGGCAAGATATAAGAGAATTTGGTCAGTTAGCACGAATCGGAACAATCACGCTTGGTGATTTAAATCCTTCTTTTTCACTTGGCTATTTCTTAGGTGATGGGGAAAATGAATTCAATTTAGGGTTCAATACAGAGGGAATTGCAGGAGCGAATGTCTTAGCAGATCAGTTTATTTCTGGTATTCTTGCGGAAGATCCAGACAAAAGAGAAAAGAATTTGTTTGTTCTGACAAACGCAGAAGGAAAAGACGCCTTTGCGACAGCAGGAACCACCCAGAGTGGGCCTCTGGGTAATGAAGGTGTTTGTAATGGATCTTTTATTAATGATCCTACTGGAGTATTCACAACTGCGGAAATGCGTTCTCAAGACGTTGTTGCTTTAGGAAACTGCAACTTTGAGAGTTATACGGTCAATTTTGCTGTTGGAGAAATCCCAAGAGTTGATATTGAAGGAACAGCTGAAAACATCGCCTTTCAAACTGGAAACTCTGGAATTTACAACCCATCCTTAAATAAAGGTGGTGGTAGGGCTGATACTGGTCAGCTTTTGCTTGGTGTCCCCAGCACTGGTAATATGAATGTTTTAGTTCTTCGTCCAGAAGATGTGACTCTTAGCTTCAGTGATGAAGAGTTTACTTTTGGTGGAACTGATTTAGGCGACATGCATGTTCAAAGTGCTTCTATCGAAGTCCCTCTTTCAAGGACTCCAATTGAAGCTCTTGGTTCTGCTAAAGCTGTAGCCAAGCCTCTGGACTTTCCAATCAATGTTACAATGTCAGTTAGCGCATTACTGAAAAATTTCAGTGAAGGACAAGTTGATAAAATTTTGACAGGTGCTGCTGGAAACGAGACAACCAATATTACATTAAATGTCAAAGGCGAAGATGGAGCTGATAAGCATAGGTATATTATGCAAAAAGCTGTTATGGATTCACAAGGATTCGCTCAAGGTCTTGATGATAATGAAACTATTGAACTTACCTTCTCTACTCAAATTGGTGGAGATAACCAAACTGATCAAGGATTCTTTTATTCAGGTGCTTGCACCAATGGGGGAGCTACTACTCTTCCTGATCATTATGGCACAACAGCAGGAGGTAGCTTTGGAGGTAAGAACTTCGAAAGAGGATATTACTATGTCAAAAATCAAGCTGCTGATGATCCTAGCAAGGGTCAATACTCTTCTGCCGATGGCAGCTAGTATTGAATCTAATGTATCTCACAAAAAGCCTCGCAGAAATGCGGGGCTTTTTTGTGTAAAGTAAAGTATGGCAGATAGGGTTCATTCCAGTGATATTCAGCTTTTCGTAAA